CAGTGCTGCTGGTGTGTTGCGTGGTGAGGTTGTTAATATGTGCTTGGCGCTTAACAGTGCTGGCACCTTAGCTCCTTGGGTTGATGTTGAGTATACTAACTTCCAGGGTCTTATTAAGATTGTTCGACTCTGCGGCAGTGAGAGTGCTTTGAAGGCTCTTCACTTCCGTGTTAACTTCCGTGATAAGGAGATGGCATAATGTCTACTGCTGACCTGTTTATCCTCTTTGGTCCCTTCCTCGTTCTTGTAGCAGGAATGATCCTTGCGTTTGGCATCCATCACTACAACACCAATCGGAGCATCTAACATGAATGACCGCAGTGATCAAAACATCAAGGACCTTGTTATTTCTTACAGCGCCTATATGACGGCGCTTAAGGAACGCAAGGACTATGCTATTGTCGCTTGGTCGCTTTGCTTGATTAAGGATCAAGAGCGGACAGGTATCGAGATGGTTTCTCCCGAACGGCTCAAGCAGGGCATTAAGTATTGGGAGCCTGAACTGGGGAAGGGCATTACTGATGACAGATAAAACATTCACGTTTACTATCGAACAGATTAAAGACGATAATACTTGGAGGTAGTCATGGACTTTACAGAAACCCCTTATGCTGAAGACTTTATGGCTGATCTCGGTGATCTAATCCAACGCTACACTGATATGGGTATGCTGGAAAAGACTGCTGTAATGGTGCTAAAAATGGCACTGGAAGATTTTGATTTTCTTGAAGATGAGGGAAACGAAGATGACTGATAAGACCTTTACCTTTACGATCGAACAGATCAAAGACATCTATCAAGCTGGTATTAGACGTGGGAGTGATGAACAGTGTGCCTACGATTGGGGCACTCGTGCTGGTGGCGGTGAGTATGACGAATGTGTGGAGGCTATCCATACTATCCTCAATGAGGGTAAAGAATGGGAAGATCCCGACTACAGTGACTGGAAAGTTATTGAGTCCTGGTTCAAGGAGACGAAGTGATGGCTTATGAGATTGTCCAATGTGAAGTCCGCTGGCAGGTTACTGTTGGTTATAGCGGCACGGAACTTCCGCCCTCTACATATGAACTCCTCGGTGATTTTGAGACTGAAGGTGATGCTGCCGAAGCATTGGCTGTGGAAGGTTTTACCCGTGGAGACTACGGTTGGAAAAGCAAGAGTGGATATGGCTACGGTCGGATCTCTCGTGTGCTTAAGGAGATCAAGTGATGATACGGTTTGAACAAGATCCCCGTGCTGCTATCGAACAGATCATCTGTGAAGAGGTGCGGGCAGATATACACGGCGATCTTTTTAATGTGGATCGTGCTGTGGATTCTATCATGTGTTATGTTGACCAGTTTAAGTATGAGATTGAACTCCTCAAGGCTAAGTTGGCACGGGCAGAGGGTGACAGTTGGAAGGGTTCTGTTGATCGGCAGGGTGGATCCTTTACTGATCAGGAAATCCGAGACTCAACTACTTGGAGGTAAGGTGATGGATAATAACACAGAATTCCTAAAGGCGCTGGGTGCTATCGCATTGTCGCTAGGTAGCCTAGTCGCTGGCATCACCTTCATTGGGTTGGGCACGAACTTGTATATCGCATTGGGCGTGTTCTTCCTCATCATGTATTACAACTCCACTAGGGGAGATGAGTGATGGGCAACTGTAACGACTGTTTGTTTTGGGACAGGAAGTGGATCCACAAGGACGGTGCGGCTCGCTGTCAGTATGTGGAAGATTATCAATCCTTTGATGAAAATCGAGACTATAAGATCGCCGAGGATGATGTCGCTATAGACTACGGTGTGTCCGATGATAGTGGGCTGTGGATCCATATGGTGACTGGTCCTCGGTTTGGTTGTGTTAAGTTCCGACCCTGTGAAGAGGCCAAGTGATGCTGTATGTCCTGATCGTCGTAACCAATGCCTACAATGGCGTCACAGTCAGCCAACAGGAATACAGGGGTAAGGATGCCTGTGAGGTCGCTGCTATCGTCGTCCAAGAGATGGCCAAGGATGTTAAGGGTTGGATGACCAGCACCAACGTCCAGACCCGTTGCCTTATAAAATAATTCATTTGACAACGGCTATATAGGCTGTATGCTAATCATATAGGAGATCCACATGGCTGAAGCTAAAGCGAAACCCACTGCTAAAAAGTCTATCCTCAAGAGTGCGCCAAAGAAAAAGCGTACTGTTGCCCGCACCTCACGAGTGTTTGATGAGAAGTATACAGGTCCTGAGCCCAAGTGGGCAGGCTGTGAATCTTGGGATGACGAGAAGATCAATACCAATTGGTGGGCTGGCATTCACTACTACAACTATCATAACAATTGCAGCGATCTCGTAAAGTACGTCAGCCAGTATGGTACCAGCCATTGCAAGTGGACCAAGCAGGACGTGCAGGCATTCAACGAAGTTGAAGAGTGGCGTGTGGGCTTTACACTGGGTAAGGTCTGTAAGATGCTGATGAGCGGCGCTCCTCTTCGTGCAGACACAAAGGAATGGATTGACGCAGAGTTCGAAAAGATTCTTACTCTTGGTCATGAACGTCTTGCTGCTAAGAAGGCAGCTGGCTCAGGCAACATTGTCAAGCTTACAATCCAAGACCGTATGCGTGAGAAGTTTCACGACATTGTTGGCGAGATTGAGGAATGGTACGACAACAATGATGAGGGCAAGGAATTGCCTGACATGGTTGCTTGGATGCGTGAGCAGAATGTGCCACAGCAATTCGTTAACCAGATTGCTGAAGTCTTTACCCCTCGTATGGAAGAGCTTGAAGAAGCAATACTCCTGCGTAAGAAGAAGAACCGTTCAGACTTGGAAGACCAGTTGGTTGAGGGCTATGCTCATGTCACAAAGGAACGGCATAAGCGGCTATCTGATTTTTATAGCAAGCTAACGAGTGCTCTTGAGACTTATGGTGCTGTTAAGAAGGCAGTTCGTAAGGCTCGTGTTAAGCAGGCTCCCAGCAAGGAGAAGATGGTTAAGAAGGTCAAGTACTGCATCCAGGATGTTGGCTTGAATCTTGTTAGCATTAATCCCGTGGACATTATTGGAGCCCAAATACTTTGGGTTTACAATGTTCGCACTAGGAAGATTGGCAAGTATGTTGCTGCCGATGATGCTGGTCAGTTGAACATCAAGGGCAGTGCAATTGTTGGCTTTGACTATAAGAAGTCAGTTGCTAAGACACTTCGTAAGCCAACAGAATCCCTTAAGGATTTTGCAAGTGCAGGTAAGATTGCATTGCGTACATTCCTCGAGGACATTAAGGCAGTGCCTGTTGAAATGAACGGCAGGCTCAATGTAGAGACAGTGTTGCTAAAAGTAACAAAATAAACTATGGGGCGTCGCACTACTAAGTAGATGCGGCGCCTTTTCATGATCAATTACGACGAAATAATTCAACTTCATATTGAGCTCAGTACTATCTGCAATGCAAGGTGTCCTTTATGTCCTCGCAACTTGCAGGGTTTCCCACATAATTTAGGGTATAATGAAACAAGCCTCACACTTGAGTTCTTTCAAACCAGACTTGAATTGAATTTTATAAAACAGCTTCGTAAAATTTTAATTAATGGCAATTTTGGTGACTTCACTGCCAATCTAGAATCACTTGATATACTGCGCTACTTCCGAGACAATAATTCAATTCTTGAAATTGAAGTCAGTACAAATGGCAGTGCCAGAAATGTACAATTTTGGCAGGAACTAGCAGCTATCAAAACAAAAACATCATTTTGTTTGGATGGTATGGCAGACACACATAAGCTTTATCGACAGGATACTGATTGGGATAAGATTATCTCAAATGCTCAGGCATATATTGCAGCAGGCGGGTTTGCAATATGGAAAATGATCCTATTTGATCACAACAAACATCAAGTCGACGAGTGCCGAGAACTGTCAAAACAGCTGGGATTTCATCAATTTGATCTAATTGATCATGGCAGAAATCAAGTTGAAGTTTTTGACCGTAATGGTAATTTTAGCCATTTAATTGGCAATGCACCAATACGATTTACCAAAGCTAAACAGGTATTGGATTTTGTTAGTAGTTCAACATTTACTAATCCAACTCACTTTGATACATTAAACCCACCTCACTGTGAAGCAAAAGAGCATAAGAGTGTTTATATAAGTGCAGATGGCAGGCTTTATCCCTGCTGTTATCTTGGATTAAGTCCTGAAACATATCGAAAAGGTTGGATTGGTTACAGCAATAAGTTCGTTGCTCAACACATATATAACAATAATTTGCATGAGGCTGACCTAAAGAACTGCATTGAATGGTTTTCAAATATTGAAAAGACCTGGGATAAAACTTCATATGAATCGGGCAGACTTGCACAATGTGACTTTGCATGTGGCAAGTGTCGCAATAAATAATAGTGATGACAACACTATCAGAATCCAAAAATGAAATCTTTGACTATGTCCGTTATTCACTTGGTGAAGGGTTAGTTGATGTTGAATTGGATCCAATCCATTACGAGACTGCTTTTAAGCAGGCATTAGCACGTTATCGTCAACGCAGTTCAAACAGTGTTGAGGAAAGCTATAGTTTTCTTGAACTACAGCAGGACACAAATGTCTATACACTTCCCAAAGAAGTAATCACAGTCCGCAATGTATTCAAAAGAAACATTGGTTCCAATAGTGGTACAGCAGCGCAGTTTGAGCCATTTGAAGCTGGATTTCTCAACTTCTATATGATGCAAAGTGGGCGTGTTGGTGGACTAGCCAATTATGCATTTTACAGCATGTTCCTTAAGGAAGCTGCTAAGATGTTTGGTGGTTTTATCAACTACCAATTCAATACAGTTACCAAGCAGTTGACTATTATGCGTCGTCCAAGAGCAGACAAAGAAACCATTCTACTTTGGACTGAAAACTTTAAACCTGATCTAACAATTATCAGTGACACATATACTCAACCATGGATCAAGGATTATACACTTGCTCTTTGTATGCGTATGCTTGGACAGGGGCGTGGCAAGTTCAGCAGCATTGTTGGTCCCCAAGGCGGTACTCAATTGAATGGTACACAACTGTTAACAGATGCTCAAACAATGATTGATAAGTTGGAGCTGGAAATTACAAATAGCATGACCGGTGAGGTGCCCGCCTGGTTTGTGGTCGGATAATTGAGGGAAACATGCGTTTACACGAAATAGCATCTCAGTTTTATCATGGTAGCATGGACGAGTTGCCAGTTGGCACAGTGTTAACTCCTCGTGACAATTATGAACAGACATGGGGCAATACAGATTTTTATTCTGCTTTAGAACGCTATCGCCCATCTAACATGTTAGGGCATCGTCAAGGCGTATTCATGTGTCATGATCCTGATGATGTTGATTTAGCAGGCGGCGGCACAGAATGGTTGTTTACAGTTGTTCCGCTGGGTCCAATTCAAAAACATGATCTTAATTGGGGATCAGAAGTTAGTATGTTGATCAGTGATGGCTATGCCATTGATAGTCCAGAAGTTAAAAATGCTGCTAAGAAATATTGGGCGGGCGTGCCACATTATAATGAATCTGTTTGGGAGTACCTAACGCCATCTGCTAAAATTACAGCAGTTGAAGAATATTGATTCATAACAGTTTTTCTGTTATA